GCGGTCACCATTGACGAATCTCCGCGAAACTTTCGCGTATCATTTGCCCTACTTTTTCGCATTTGCTCTCTCTACCTTTGGTTGCAGAGAGAGCGAGGAACGGCACGCTGATGAACGGAAAGGAGGACGACGAACTGCAGCCGACCTGGTGGATTACGCGAATGAACGAACTTCTATGCCGGACGTGGCGGATCATCCGCGACGAGGCCGTGACTGACGACGACAGACGAGACGCACGCGGGAACGTGCGGGACGATGAGGGCTGAGGCATGGTGACGCTTGGGGAAGCGATCACCGCCTGCCTGACGCGCGCCGGTCTGCGGCTGCGCATTGAGCAGTGGGAGGCGATGCAAGCCGAGCGGGCGAACGACAACATCAGGTGCGGGATCCATACAGGCACTCGCGAACCTGCGTCACAGACATCGGGTAACCGCGCCGGCGGACATCCTCGACGATGTGATCCAATCCCCAGCGCTTCTTGCGATGAAGCTCCTTGATATGGGCGTGGATATCGAAGGGAGCCTGTGTGGAGGAGGGGGGAACGCGCACATCGGGCACCTTCCGCGGCGCGTCGGGCTCGCCTATGCCCAACTCTCGGGCGCGATGGATGGCCATGTAAATTGTCGGGATCGAGACACCGATGCATTTCGCAACCACCTTCAGTGTCAGCCCCTCTCTGACGAGAGCCATCACTTCTGGCAGTCTTGCGTCGGTTATCTTGATCTTTGCTCCCCGAACGGCCGGTTCGATCTCTCCTGCTTTGATCATGGGATGGAATCGCCTGCCAACCGTGCTCTTGGAGATACGGAACGTTCGCGCAATGGTCGCATTCGTCATTCCCAGGGCGCGCATTTCGAGCGCGCGCTTCGTCTGGCGGGCAACGGTCTCGGCCGAGACGAACTTGCGGTAGGCCATCAATCTTCCTCCACGTCACACGGCGGCTGCGGCAGCTCGTCTGCAGGCAACGTCACCGGCTCATCCTCGCCCCGTATCTCGGCCATGAACTGCTCAAGCGGAGGGAATTCGACACCGTGCTTCCGCGTGACTTCGCGAAGGGCGTCGACGCATTGGCGGAGGGTCATTTGAGGCTCGGCCGGCAACGTCACCGGCACGGCCAGCATCGCCTCGATTTCGGAACGGGGCTGGGGTGGTACCCATTGACCTGGGATCTGGAAGCGCGGGTCGAGGATGGAGCGGACGGTCATCGTGCGAACACCTGAGAAGCGGTCATCACCACCATGCGGCCAGCGGCAATCTCTTTCTCGCGCCATTTCTGGCGACGTGCTTCCGCCGCCTCTTTCTTCGCGACCTTCTGCTCCGCGGCTTCCGCTTCATCGAGCAGCGCAACTGCGAGCGCTTTCGCCTCAACGATGGTCAGATTGACCGAAGCCGCTATGGTCGCACTTGCACCGCCACGCCAAGCGCGCGCCCGAATGTCGCAGGCGATGGTGATGTGTCCATCCGAATTGCATTTGAGGGCCCTGAATGCTGCCTTCTTGCTCACAGCATCACCTCCTGCTCCACGGGCGACGTGTCGACGCCGATCAGCCGGAACGCATCGAGGATCTGCAGGACATGACGTTCGTTGACCCCGGTGTCGCGGGTGATCTGCCAGAGCTTCCGGCCGGCTCGCTTCATGGCCAAGATCGTGTCGGCGGTTTGCTTGCGGTCGGTCATCGCACGTCCATCGCGTCCATCGCCTCTCGCGCGATGTCGCCGAAGATCAGGCCCGCAAGGATGAGGGCGAGAGCGAGTGTCATGCTACGGGCTCCAATCTCTTGGGTTCCGAAAACCGCAGCCGCCCCTTGCCGACGAGCGCCAGCGCAGTCGACGGCATGAACGGAAGAAACTCACCAGCGCAGAGGAGGCGCTGCTTTTGAATGACTGCAGAGCCGCCCTCGGTGACTGCCTTGAGCAGGTTGCGCTCTGCATCCGTCAGGCCGTCTTTGGGGCGCTTGGCGCGTTTGATGATCATTGCGCCGCGCTCCAGAACTCGATTGCGATCCACAGCAGAAACGACAGCCCAGCCAGCGAAACCAGGAGACTACCGATCGAGGCCAGGGTGCTCTGGAACGGCGTGAGAAACCGTTCGGGGAACATCTGGCGCGAGGTCTCAGTGAATAGCGTGCTCATCGGGGAAGTCCTGCGTTGAACAGGCACCAAGCGGCGCCCGCGATTGCGACGAGGAGGAGGATGAGGAGGAGGGTGCGGGTCATGCTGCCCGCCTGCGGGGGCGTTTAACCCGATTGGGATCGACAGGATTGGGAGGAAGTGCGGCTAGTTCTTCGATGGTGAGGCCCATCTTCTTGGCCTCGGGCAGGGCAACAATCAGGTGCCTTACCTCCGCCGGGATGCGTCGCCCTGGCTGTGTCCAATAAAAGACGGTGCTGTACGACTGAATGCCCAGGCTACGAGCTACCGCTGCAGGGCCTCCAAGATCACGAATGAGAGCTGCATGTGTCTGAACCATGCCCCATAGTATTGGCTATTTGCCAATCGCGCAAGAGGATATCTGCCAATGGCGTTTCTTTGGCAAACACCTGAAAATTGGCATTATGTCAAGAACGGCCAGACCGCCCGCTTATTCAGATATCCAAGCCGAGATCGGAGCCCGCATCCGTCAGGTGAGGGAGATCTATGAGATTGATCAGGCTGAGTTGGCGCGCGCCCTGGAGATCGACGCCTCGACGCTAAACAAAATTGAAAAAGGGACGCGATCCCCAAGTATTTTCAACATAATCAGTTTAGCCAATCGCCTCCGGGTCTCCGCAGACTTTCTTTTGCGAGGGCAGCTTGTGGCCCGCATGGATGAGGAGCTTGCTCTTCATCTTGCGGCAAAACACCCGAATTTGGCGCCGCCCATTCGCAGGGGGAAGGACAGGGGCATAGACTTTTCTTGAGGCAAGGAAGCGGCAAGCCAAGCTTTGTGTTGCCCATTTGGCCATCCCACGCTCTTGGAGTGCTGCGGCGCCCGTCGCCGCATAACCCATTATGACGATGCTGTCATAAACCTCTCGGTAATGGGAGGTGGTCCCGTGACCTAAATTAGATCACGCTGCTCCTGTCTTTTTTGGGTTTTACCTGGATCTGGGGATTGACTCATTGAGTATCTCGACAGGATGTGCGCCCGCGCGATTTCCCTCAGTTGGGATAGGTAGACCTGGTACCACTCTATGAGAAGCGGAGTCGGGCAGACGACCGTTCGGCGCTGACTTGGCACGGGGAACTTGAGATAGATTACCCCGTAATTTTCCAGCTCATGAAGCTCGGCCTGGATGGCGGTTTTGCTGGCCAGGGATCGAAATTGCCTCTGGTAATAGGAAACACGCTCGGCGATTCCGTCGCAGTGCAAGATCGTTATGCGCCGAAGGATAGCATCCCTTAAGGGGTCCGGCCGACGCCGAGCCCGAAAGAGCCTGGCAATCGCTGCGTATCTCCAGTCCAAGAACTGCTCGATAAAGCGCAGGTCGAAGGCCGCCTCGGCGTCTAGTAAAGCAGCCTTGGCTTTGGGCACTCGGTGAGGCGGAACGGGGCCGGCGGCACGTCTAGGCATTCCCCAGGATACCACGCGGTTTCTTGCCTGGGAATTACAAGGGCTCCGGGCGCTGGCGACGCGACGGAGTTGTCACGCGCCGAAAAGCAGGCATCCTGCGCAGGGGCGCGAGCATTTACGCTTGCACAAGGAAATTACGCGGGGCCGGGATGACGACCTACATTAGAGACTTGGAAGAGTGCCCAAACTGGCTCTGCCGCGAAGGCGGGGCCTGCCGGTCTGCGGGCGACGGCGATGGCTGCCGCGACAAGGCAGCGGTCGAAGCCAGGAAAGCGGAACTGGCGCTCGTCAGGGCACGCAAGGCCCGGAGCGATCAGGCGCCTGACTAGCCGCGGCGCCCGATAGGCAGGAGCCAAGGCGGCTTATTGCGCCATTAGAAGGCCGGTAGCCACGCCGGCCTTCTTTCCCACGCCATCCCTACATTCGTGAGAGGATAGCGCGCCCGCTCGCGACGAGACCCTCATTTTAGAAGATTGGCAAAATGCCTTGACACGCGGCTTGCGACTTGGCTAAATGCCAACACACCACCCGGCATCACCGGACGCAAGAGGGATAGAGAGAATGGGAACCAGAGCGCAATTCTTCATCGGAGACCCGCAAGACATCCAAGGTCGAGTGTGGCTCGGGACTGTCGGTTGGGATGGTTATCCCGATGGTGATATGGCGCCGCTAGCTGACTGCTCCACAGAGCAACGGTTCCGCGAAGTCCTCAATGACATCGTCAGCAAGCGCCGCGACTATTGCGATCCGAATACGAACGATTTTCCTTTCCCCTGGAAGGACGACCTATTCCTGACCGACTGCACTTACGCATTTCGCGATGGGGCGGTTTATTTCAACTATTTCCACAGCCGGCCCATGCCGATGGCCGAATACCTCGGCATGACGGAAGAGCAGCTTGAAGCCTACAGAGAAGGTGGCGACTTCCTTCCCAGGAATGTGCTGGCCCCGTTGAATGTGGGGGCTCCTCCGGGCCCGGACAGCATCATGTTCATTACGGAATCGCGGTAACCACCACCCAACCGGAGCACAGCGATGACCAATCTACGCCCCTACGAACCCGGCCGCGATCCGCTGACGGGTTACGTCACCCGCGATGGCCGGAAGGTTCGGATACTGGCGACTGATATGAAGAAAAGTAACGGAACAAAAATCGTCGGTTTGGTTTCTTGTGAACAGACCGAAGGGATTCAGTCTTGGCATGAAGATGGGTCGGTCATCGCGGGAGTTAAGCACGATCTGGATCTCATGTGCGCGCCCGAGCTCCGCACAATATGGCTCAACATCTATGATCTCGGCGCGGTGTATAGCTACGAAACCAAAGAGAAGGCTCATGCAGGCACGAGGTGTGGCTGCATCGCCTGCATCAAGGTCACCTTCACCGAAGGCGAAGGGCTATGACCCCGCAATCCACCCCCGCCAACCTCGCCGACCTTGAGGCCGCCACGCGCCTGCTGGACATCGCGCTGAGCCTGGGCGTCGCGGAGGATGACCCGCTGGTGGCTGAGGCGCTGGAGCGGATCGAGCGGGATCGGGCGATGTTGGCAAGGGAAGGGTGGGTGCAGTGAAAACGTTGGAAATCCTGAAAGCTGCGCGGGCGAAGATCGAGAAGCCGGAGTGCTGGACGCAGGACTTTTATGCAAGATCGGCTTCTGGAAAGAAAGTTGTTGCAAGAAGTCCGGCAGCGGTTTGCTGGTGTAGCTACGGCGCTCTCCAGTCAGTGATGAAGGCGAAATTGCTTCCTATCGAAATCGTGCTTCTTCTTGAGCGGCCAATGCACGGATGCATTGCAGATTTCAACGACACCCACACGCACGCTGAGGTTCTCGCCGCCTTCGACGCGGCGATTGATCTGGCAGCGAAGGAGCCCACACCATGAACAACATCGACAGAGCCGCCACCGCAGCGGGCGCCATCAACGCCTTTCGCGCCAAGATTGCCGGCATTCGCTTCGAATATCCGCACCTGATGGTGACCTCCCTGGCGGATGATCTGAATGCGGCCGAACGCATCGTGGGTCTCGCACAGCAGATGGAAGACGAGGCATCGCGTATCGCGCGGCGGAATCCGCATAGCGAAACCGCGTCCGAGGCGATGCAGCTCGATGGCGGAATCTGTGACCTGATCCATCAGTTTCTAACCGGCGGCATTCTGCAGGCGATCGAGAAGCGAGCCGATGGTGAGGATGGGCCTGAGATGACGGCGCATCGGAACAGGCAGGATGCGCTTCGGAGGGTCGCGTGATGCTGATCGCAACGGTTGAGGACGTGCTGCGGGTGAATGAAACAGAAGTCGATTGGGCGGCTATTGCGCGAAAGTTGGGCTGCAATGTTGATGAGACCTACGATGCAGTTATTCGCCTTTACCGGCATGGTTTTATAAATCACGGCCTCACCAACATCACCCCAGACGGCCATGAGTTCATCCGCCGCGCTGAGGCTGGGTGGCCGGCTGAGGAGGTGGGGTGATGCACATCATAGAAGTTACCCACAGGCACCGGAATGACTTTCATTTCATTGCCTACTGCCGACATTGCAACAAGAAATCCAAACATGGCGACGGATACGCAGATCACTATTATCAGGCGGTCGTGTTCCCCCATCGTCACTGCGAGCATTGCGGCATGGACGAATACGGTGAGCGCGCCGCCCTCGAAGCCCCGCTCGGGGAGAAGTGAAGTGAAAGCTTTGAGCATTCGGCAGCCTTGGGCCTGGATGATCCTCCATGCTGGGAAGGATATCGAGAACCGCGACTGGCAGACGAAGTTCCGAGGAACTGTCTACATCCATGCTAGCAAATGGTTCAGGGATCAGGAGGTTTTCGAGACCTTTCAGGACATGAAACCAATCATGAAGGAGGACCGCCCCCAGGCCACCATAGGCGACTTGCGGGCCATGTGCGGCATGATCGTTGGGACGGTCGATATTGTCGATTGCGTCTCCCAAAGCACGAGCCCGTGGTTTTTTGGGCGATACGGCTTTGTGCTGGAAAATCCGAAGCCGATTACGCCGTTCCCCGTGAAGGGAAAGCTCAACTTCTTCGAGGTGACGCAATGACCACTGAAACCGCAACGCTGCCGGCGCGTCTTGATGGCCATTGGGCCTCTGACGCCGGAGCTGAAATGGCGCGCTCCTATGCCAAGCGTCCTCGTGAAGAGCTGGTCATGGGGGACATGACCGATATGGAACTCGCGAACCATATCTATATGATCAACGAATTCGGCCCGGAGCTGATCATCGCTCAGACGGCCGTAAAGGAGCGCATTAGGTGGCTGTCAGCGCAATTGGCTTTGGCACAGCGCGCCGCCCTCGAAGCCGCGCTAGGGGAGAAGTGACATGACCGTCCTCCGCGACACATCACTCGCGCTCGTCTTGGTCTTCGCCGTCGCCTACATGTTCTCCTGCTGGGGGTTGGACGCCATCCTCTCGCGCACGGACGTGGCGCAGGTCGCGGTGGCGTATCAACCGATGGTGCCGCTTGGGAGCCACACAGAAGGGATGGGGAAGTGATTAAATACTACTGCGATCGATGCACGAAGGAAATTCCCAAAAGCAACAGTCACCTTGGCCGACTTACAGCGGTAGAGGGAAGGTTTGGAATTGAGGTCATGGTCAGCGTCGATGGGACTTGGAATGGTGGGAATGTCTGCCATCCATGCATCCGCCAGATAGTCGCTGCATCGGAGTCCATACCATGACCTCCGTCGCCATGCCTCTGCCGCCGCGCCCGTTTCGTGTCGACGCCAACAGCGTGCGCCTGGCCCGCGTGAAGGCCGCCGCCTTGGAGGAGCGACGGGCAGCCGACCTCAGAAACCGAGGCTTCATCGCGCGGGCGACAGACCTGCAGAAGAAGGCCCGAGACATGAAGGAGTGCGCGTGATGCAGACCCACACGCTGCCCGCCTACGCCTGGCGACAGCCGGCGGACGATCTCTACGACGAGATTGACGAACTCGCCCGCAAGCGCCGTCGCCTGAAGGCAGCGATCGAGGCCGCACCGTCACGCCGGCAGAAGCGCAAGCTTCGGCTCGAACTGCGCAAGGTCGAGGCCGACAAGGCAGCCAGGGAAGCTGAACACGAAGCATTTTCTGAAACGCCGGATGATGATTGGGAGGATGTGTTTTGAGCGAGACCATTGACCGGCCGGAGACTGGCGCGCTTGTCGTCTCGGGCGTATCGCTGCCTGCACCGCGCATTCTGGGCGCCGACAAAGACAACCTTCTTGGCAAGCTCGCTGAGGATCTCGCGCAGCATAAGCCGGACGTGACGACTCCGCGCGGGAGGAAAGAGATCGCATCTCTGGCCTACAGGGTCAGCACAACGAAAGCCGAGCTGATCCGGCTCGGTAAAGGGCTAACCGAGGAGTGGCGCAAGGCCACCAAGGCGGTGAACGAGGAATGCAATGTCCTCGAAGCCAATATGGACGAGCTGCGCGACAAGGTGCGTGCTCCGCTGACCGCCTATGAGGATCGAGAGAAGGCGCGCATCAAGGGCCACGAGGATGCGCTGGACGCGATCCGCGAGAACCCAGCATGGGGACCGACCGAGAGCAGCACTGAAATTCGTAGTCGGATTGCGGCGCTCGAAAACTACCCGACCCGTAATTGGGAGGAGTTCGAGCAGAAGGCTGCTGATGCGCTCGCCAATGAACTGCTGAGAGCCAAGGCATTCTTGATTGATGCTCTGGCGCGTGAAGAGGCAGAGATGGAAGCCGAGCGCCAGCGCCTGGAGGCTGAGGAAGCCGCTCGCGTCGCCGCCGAGAAGGCTCAGCGTGAGCGAGAGGCCCGTATCGCCGCCGAAGCCGCAGAGGCCGCCCGCGTGGCTGCTGAGGCCCGCGCTGCAGAGGCTGCGGCCATGGAGCGCCAGCGGGTCGAACGCGAGCGCTTAGACGCCGAGGACGCGCGCCGTGAGGCAGAACTTGCCGCCCAGGCCGAGATCGAGGCGATGGAGGAGGCGCGGCGCATCGAGGCAGATCGCGCACGCCAGGCGGAGGAGCGGGCGGCGAATGCCGAGCGCGAGCGGCTTGCGGCTGAGAAGCGGGCCGAGGCTGCTCGTATCGAAGCCGCCGCCCGTGCCGAGCGTGACCGTCTGGCCGCCATCGAGGCAGAGCGCGCGCGGGTCGCGGCGGAGAAGGCGGCTGAGGAGGCCGCGGCTGCCGAGCGTGCCCGCAACCTGGAGATCAAGCGCCGGGTGAATTTCGATGCGGCGGCGGCGCTGATCGTGAAGGCTGGGCTCACCGAGCAGCAGGCACAGCGCGTCGTGATCGCGATTGCGAAGCGCGAGATTCCCGCCGTGGAGATTCGTTACTGATGACGATCACCGTATTTGAGGAGCTTGAGCAAGGAAGCGACGAATGGCTATCGGCCAGGTCGGGCTTGCTCACTGCCTCGGAAATGAAACTGATACTCACGCCGACGCTGAAGCCAGCCAAAAACGAAAAGGAGAAGACGCACCTCTTCGAACTCCTGGCGCAGCGCCTGAACAACCATGTCGAGCCGCAATACATCACTTCCGACATGCTGCGCGGCCATGAAGAAGAAATGCTGGCACGCGAGCTTTATGCCGATAAGTATGCGCCGGTCAAAGAGGTCGGCTTCATCACGAACGATCGGTGGGGCTTCACCATCGGCTATTCGCCGGATGGGCTGGTCTATGACAACGGCCTGATCGAGTGCAAGAGCCGCCGACAGAAGTACCAAGTGCAGACGATCATCCAGAATGCGGTGCCCGAAGAATACTGGCTCCAGGTTCAAACGGGCCTTCTGGTGTCCGAGCGCGAATGGCTTGACTATGTGAGCTACAGCAACGGCATGCCCATGTTCACCCTGCGTGCCTATCCGCATCGAGAGACGCAGGACGCCATCGTGGAAGCGGCCGAGGCTTTCGAGGAGCGCCTTGCAAAGGCGAAGCACGACTATCTGAACAATCTTAACCCTCCGGCGCGCGCTGTTCCGACAGAGCGCCGGGTCATTCAAGAGATGTTTACATGAACGACATGAGCCGGGTGATTATCCCGAAATCTGACCAAATGAACGCGGACGATCTGATCTCTGGCCCGCGCACAATCACCATCACGGAAGTCTCCATCAAGCCCGGGACTGAGCAGCCGGTGTCCATCTTCTTTGATGGAGATGAAGGCAAGCCCTACAAGGCTTGCAAGAGCATGTGCCGCGTCATGGTTACGGCATGGGGGCCTGACGCGAACCAGTATGTCGGCCGCTCCATGACGCTCTACCGTGACCCGAGCGTGAAGTGGGGCGGCATGGCTATCGGCGGCATCCGCATCAGCCACATGTCCGACATCGAACGCGATCTGGCTATGACTCTGACGGCGACGAAAGGGAAGTGGGCGCCGTACAAGGTAAAGCCACTTCAGGCGCAGAAGCCCGCGGCGACACAGCCGAGCGCGCCTGCAACCGATCGAGTGCTCGATGGCGTCAATGCCCTGATCGCACGCATTGCCGCCGCAGTCGACCTCGACACGTTCGCTGGCATCATGGGCGATGCCGATGTCCGCAAGCGCCGCGAATGGCTCAAGACAAATCGGCCGGAGCTGAGCGAGCAGTTGGAGGTCGCCATCAACGTCGCGACCGAGGCGCTTGCAAAGCCGATCGACAACGACGAGCCAGGCGACACAGGAGACGACGGATGGCCTGGACCCGACACTGCGGCCGCCGCGCCATGAGCACCAAAGAGAGAGACGTGCGACCGCCCGATGGCGCAGAGGATGGGAGTCATCACTGGCTTCAGTGCGATGGATATTCCGAAGCGGCCTGCATCTGGTATCGAGATGCGTGGATGATCCCAGGGCGGGGAATGTTTGCATATCCAGAAGATATGTCTGGCTGGCGCTACCTACGCCCAGCATCCCCCACCACCGACGCCGAGCTTGCCGCCGCGAGGGAGGAGATCGCGAGGCTGCGGGAGGCCGCAACAAAGCTCCTGGAGTCAGCCGATCTTGTCGAAGCGAATAGATCGGCGGCCTACAAAGCACGCAATGGCAAGACGATCAGCGTTCAAACGGACAACGGCGAGCGTGTCGACTTGGTTCATTCAGACAACACGTTCGGTCTTGCCATGGCCGCTATCGAAATGCGATCCGCCCTCAACGCCAGCGCGACGAAGGAGGGGTAGATGAAAATCGCCAAGATCAGATTCTACGCATTGTCGGACTGCATTTTTCTGGACACACCCTATACTGAAACAGATGAGCGCGAATTCCTCGATTGCGTGGATCATCTCAAATACTTCAGTGACGGGCCAGACGTGGAATTCGTCCGTCAGAATCTTGAAGAAGTCAGGAGCGTAATGTCATGACCGACCGCGCGGCGCTGCTGAAGCAGGCTGTCAGACGCCTTATGCGACTAGATCATCCCGAACTGCCTGACAATCAGGTTGAGCGATATCTCATTTTCCGTCGCGCGGAACTCACTGCGCATGCGGAATTCGCCCTCTCGCTCGCCGAGGCGACACGGCGAGAAGACGTGCAGCGGTGCCGTCAATTGCAAGCGTCTGGTGACGCTTTCGATGGCGAGGGCAACAGTAAAGCGTGGGCGCGCGCCGCTGAAAGCTTAGCAGACCAGATGGAAGCATGCCCCATCACGCTCCCGCCCATCGGGGATGCGGACAAGGGGAGGGTGGAGTGATGGCGAAAGCAAGGAATTGCGTGACCATTGCAGGAATAACATCATTGGCTCTGTATGCCGTCTCGGCGGGGATATGCGCTATCCATGCAGAAAGAGAAAATGCAAAAAGCTCGATTGAGCACTTCGCTGAATATCAGCAATCTATACCTTTATGGGGAAGAGATCCTGATAGCGGGTCATTCATAATACCCGGCCTAGAGGATGGCGGCTCCTGCACATTGCGATATGCAAACCAATGTCGCGCTCTATGGAAATCATGAATAGAATGCACCCACACAGGAGGCCGACCATGGCTGATGAAACCGAAGCGAGGGCGGCTAAAATATACATCGCATCACGCGCGAGCATCCCCGAGAGGGCAGCAGAATGGCGCCGACTTCGTTCATCTGGATGGAAGATCGTCTCATCCTGGATTGACGAAGCAGGAGAGGGTCAAACTTCATCATTCTCCGATCTTTGGTCACGGATTCAGACTGAGGTGACAACCGCTGACAAGCTTATCCTCTATGTCGAGCCGGATGATTTCCCGCTTAAGGGCGCCTTGATCGAGGTCGGAATGGCGCTTGCCGCTGGCGTTCGGGTGGTTGTCGTATCGCCTGGCGTCACCCTAGAACCGAGGTCAATGCGTCCTATCGGATCGTGGATGGCGCATCCGCTTGTGTCGCATGCCGCAACCATGGATGAAGCGCTAGCCGCATGGACCGCACGCGCCCCGGCCCAGGATGAGCGGGGGGATGCGATTGCTGAGGGTCGCCGCCAGGGACTGGAGGAGGCTAAAGCCGTATGCGACGAGAGAGCCAATCGCGCACGAGATATGGCGCTTAGCGTGGATGCGGATGACGATCTCTCAGATGCGTTTGATAGGGACGGAGACGAAGCTTTGCGGTGCAGCAGTCTGATTGGCGATTTGATCGACGCCGACCGCGACCGCGAGGTCAAGGTGGCCGCTGAAGATCTCTGCGAGGGATGCCCACCGCCAAGTTATTCCACCAACATCACGCGGTGCGATGCGTGTCCGAGGCGCGCCGGGACGGAGGGTGCTGATGGCGGGTGATGAACTATGGCTTGATGCCGCCGATACCGCGAAGCGCATGGGCCTGCGTGTCGATCAGTTGGCCCGTTACGTGCGCGCCGGCAAGCTACCGCCGGCCCATTACCACTTCGGGCCCCGTACGCCACGATGGAGCATCCCGGAGCTAGACGCCTTCACCCGCGACCGGCACAGTGAGCCCAGACCTCGCCAACACCCATCAGGGCTCGCCAATGCGCTCCTCGCCAAGTTCGAAGCGCGCCGTCAGAAAACGGCTCGCGGACGGGACCGTTAAGACATACTACTATGATAGGAATAAGACAAAACGGGAAAGCCGCTATCAGGATGGAAGCATTGGCGCCCTGATAGTGGCCTACCAGATCAGCCCCGAATACCGCGGGCTGGCGCCTAAGACCAAGAAATCATACCAGCTCGCCCTGACTGACCTCGCTGAGCATCAACATGCCCAGGTGTCCGACTTCCGACGCCGGCACGTCCTAGAGGCCCGCGACGCCATCTCGATCGGCCGGGGTTCCGCATCCGCCAACATCTTTGTCCGCGTGGTCGGTACTCTGTTCAATTGGGCGGTCGAGCGCGAATGGATCGACTATTCACCGGTTCCGGGGATCAAGCCGCTTGCGATCGGAAACTTCCCGGTCTGGTCCGAGGATCAGGTCAAGACGGCGCTGGCCGGGCTCCCAGAGCACCTGAGACGGGTTGTGATCCTGGGGATGCATACGGGGCAAAGGAGGGGCGATCTCATCGCCCTGCCATGGTCAGCGTTCCAAGGCGGCGTGCTGAGGCTGCTGCCAGAGAAGACGTCGCGCCCTGGCGACGCGGACCTGATCATACCCGTCCACCGAGACTTGTCCGCCGAGCTGAAGGTCTGGCCCAGGGCGGCCGATACGATCCTGACCACGCAGACGGGGCTCAGGTGGATCGGAGAGAACCTGTCGCGCGAGATGAGCAGGGAGCTACAGCGCCTCGGGCTGCCGGCCGGGCTGAACATCCATGGCCTTCGAAAGCTGGCCGCAACACGCCTGGCGCAGGCCGGATGCACAGCCCATGAGATCGCGTCCATCACCGGCCACAAGACGCTCTCGATGGTGTCGCTCTACACCCGATCGGTGGATCAGGAGCGGCTTGCCCGGGCGGCGGTTTCGCGGTTGGAGAAGGTTGACGGTTCGCGGCAAAGATCTGATCGTAAGTGATTGATATCAGTCAGTCAGATATGCTTTTTCAGAAGATCGACTTAGCCGAAATCAATGGTTTAGAAAAGCACTCCAGACCTGAGGTCTAGGGATTCCCTCGGATGACGCCGGAGTTTTTGCAACCGGAATCGCCACGTGCTAGGGTGCGTGCGCTGCGGTGGAGTTACCGCGTCGTGGGGCGAAGCCTAGTGTCGGGCCTAACCTGGGGCGACGGTGTATCTCGGATAGCCTTACCGCCAGATGAGAGCGCCTTACCCGGCATTGGGGACATGCAGGCGCTTGATGGTCGCGGAGTTGAGTCGGAGTTAACGCCACTCGTAGGGTAAACCTCCGCCCGCAGCATCATCTCCCGACTCCAGGGGGAAAGAGTCGAGGCCCTGCCTATACCTCGATGCAGCCCGTGGAAGCCGGGCGAATTGCTGGGGTCGTATAACGGTAATATGGCTGGTTTCCACCCAGCAGATCGGGGTTCGATTCCCCGCCCTCGCTCCAACATCCATAGACTCGTCCCGGCGAACGTGCTGCGCTCTCTCCATGCGCACCGCCATAACCCTCCGCGACTGCCTCACCGCCGGGCTCACCCACCTCACGATCGAGTGCTCTCGCTGTGAGCGCCGTGGCCGCTTGAGCCTGGCGCGCCTCGTCCGTGAGCGCGGGCCCGACGCATCGACCGGGGCTGTGATGGATAGCTTGGGAGCCGACTGCCCGAAGCGCGACGCGCTGCAGCCATGGGACCGGTGCGACCGGTTCTGCCGCGATTTGTTGGTGGTGGAGGGTCTGAGGTAGGGATTCCGTTTCCGATTCGGGGATGGTAGAAGGAGGGGCTGCGGCGGGGCTGCGCGTGAAGCCCCAAGCTAACTTGGTAAGCAAACGGCCGAGGTGTTATGCGCGTTCACCTCGGTGCAGTCCTTTCTGGATGCCGGAATGGCAACCGGCCCGCAGCAAACAGCCCCACCGCAGGCAGCCCCCGGGTGGGGTTTTCTCAATCAAACTGTCGTCATGCTTCCGATCGTCAATGTCCCGCTTGGATCGGCGCGCGCCTCTGTCCCGTCTGGAGGCGTCCACTTCGAAGCGCCATCCCACATGACAATGTTCAGGACCGTTCCCGGCTGTGCCGTGCTTGCCGATCCGTCATTGTTGATGATGGTCTTGCTGATCGTTGCGATTACAGCGTAGGGCTGCGTGGCCATTAGCTGTACTCCCAGATTATGACCAGACCAGGAGCCCCGGCGCCACTCGATGCTGCGCCAGCGCTCGGCCCTGAAGTCCCGCCGCTCCCACCAGAGCCGAAATTCTGGCCACCTATGCCTGATCCTGCGCCGACGCCGCGCCCTCCGTAGCCATAGGGGCAATTTCCGCCGTCGCCAGAGAAATAGATCGACACACTAGATGCTTCAGCCTGGCTGATTCCGCCACGCTGGCCCGTTATGGATGGAAGGTTGCCCGAAATCGTCACGGCACCACCGGCACCACCAGCAACCACCCCAATGTTGGCTGCACCGCCGCCGCCACCCTGGCCGCCATTTGCCGCCAGGAGTGTCCCAAACGACGAATTACCACCGGTCCCACCGGTCGTTGTGCCGCTGACTGACGAACCAGCCGCCCCCACGGTAACGGCAACCCCACCGGAAAATCCGCTGGTAAAGCGTCCAGTTGCCATTCCACCTGCGCCACCACCTGCGCCAGCCGCTGCGGCAGAGGATGATGTAGAGGGAGAACCGCCACCCGCTCCACCGCCGCCGAGCGCCATGGCAATAATGGAGTTCGTCCCCGCCGTCGGCGTGTATGTGCCAGAGGAGGTGAAGATCTGGACGTTGAGGAGGAGCCCCGATGGCGTTGTCGGCGTCGGGAAATCGAACGCCGCTTGCCAGTCTTCAAGTGTCGGGACATATCCATCCGTCCACTCGCTGGGAGGTACAGCGGTCATGCTGATGCTCCGGCCGGAAGGGGAAGCGGGTTGGCTGCCGGCTGCGCGGTGATCGAGGGCGGCGTTACCGGGGCAACGACAGGTGCAGCCGCAACCAGCTTCGTGTTCTGGGCAATCGCCTTATCCACGATCATGCCGGCAATAGCGCCCTCGGCCGGCTGCAGCAGGGCGACCGCATCCGGTACTTTGCCCTTGACCGACGACACCAGATCAGACGCGGCCATGACCAGGCCCGCGCGGTTCGTGGGATCGAGACGGCCGGCCTGGATGTCGGCGACGATCTTGGACGAGGCATTCTCGGCCGCCGCCTGAACGATCGCGTTGGCGCCGACGATCATCTTCTGCGCCTCCGTCGTGCGGAGGATCGCCAGGTGCGCGCTGAGCCATTTGAGGCCCAAGCCGACGCCCGCCGTGATGGCGAGCCCGGCCGCGGTAACCGCGCCCTCGGCGAGGGGCTGCAGGATGGGGGTCAGGTCCATATCGCCCTCACGCGCTCGCCGGGGTGACGCCGTTGCCGGGCGCCGCGGTCAGGAGGTAGGTGGCAAGCGACTGGATGGCCGACGCTTCTGCGGCCTGCAGAGCGGTGTCACCAGGCGCCGCATCCGATGCGGCCACGGCCTTCTGCGCGGCGGTGAGCAGCGTGTTTGCCTTGTCGATCACGGCCTGGCTGGGATTTTTCGTATTCTTGTAGACGTTGAACGTGTCGGCCACGACGGCGAGCGCGATGTCAGCCTTGGTGCCGCCGCTCTCATAGGTGCCGAGCGCATCGGCACCCGTGGTCAGCGCGCCCTGTTCGAGCGACGTGTTCTGGTTACCGCAAGCGCCGAGGATGAGCACGGAGCCAAGGGCGGCGATGGAAAGGAGGGTTTTCATGGGATGGTCCTCAAGTGAAAGAAGCTGTTGCAGCGATGACGCGGCAAAGCCGGATGATCCAGCCGTGCCCAAATGTCGTGAAATCGATGAGTGACCGGTACCGCGCCTCGCGCAGCCAGCCGATCGTGGCGTGCAGGGTGGCGACATCCGCAACGCTCACAGCGGCCAGTGTCTTCGGCCCAATGACGCCATCGGTTGATGCGCCGACGGCGGATTGCAGCGCGCGCCGCGCCCAATCGGCACCCATATTGACCGCCGCATCGAATACGAGCCCCGCAACGCACGCCGGGAGCGAGCTGCAGTGGCATGCGTCCCAATAGTCGCGCAGGTAGATCGCCTGAGCCTGCACAAGCGTCAGGTTCGCGATATCGAGCGACGGATAAGCCGACTGCGAGATGCCGTATTTCGTTGCCCCGCCTGGGTCCGATGGGTTGTTCGTGTATCCGCCTTCAACGGCCGGCGAGACCGTGAGGCTGAATGCCTGGTCGAAGCTCATGGCGACACCTTCTGCGCTGCGAGGTAGGCCCGAAGACTCCCGAGCGCGTCGATTGCGCGCTGCATCTCGACAGGTGTCGCGACGTGATCTGATGCCGATACAGGCTTCATGGCAGCTCGCGCCGCGTTGTTGAGTTTGATTAACGCATGGATATGGCCAGGCCCCGTGTGCGCCACCAGCTTGCGCTCCTGCAGCTGCAGCGACGCATACTCGGCAATCAGCGCATCCGGCCCGCGGCTATCGGGCACCGTCATAACGCGCTCAACAGCCGGCACGGAGACGCGCTCGACAACCGGGCGGCATGCGGGAGCTGCGCAGCCACTGAGAGCCAGGAGGATGATTGCGATTCTCACTGATGCACCTTTGCCCCGGGCCAATTCTGGTTAATCAGGAATTGCATCTGAGCCTGCAGGGTCGCGATATTCTGCGTGATCGTGTTCAGCGATGCGTTAACATCATGTTGCGACGCCTGGAGCGATTGAACCTGCGGTGCGAAGTTAGCTGCCGTGTTCGCCTGGGCTGCTTCGAGAGCCTGCACGCGAGAGGGCAGATTGCTCATCGCCGCGATCGAGGACTGCAGCCCGTCAACCTTGTCGATCAGACCGTAGATGCCGCCGATGAGCACAATGAGGCCGATGATCACCGGCCACATCTTCGAGATGCCATCAACTGTGCTCCAGAATGCACCCGAAGCCTTCTCAGCCATCGTTCGTCTCCAGTGGGTGCGTAGTGGCGCGGCGAGGGCGACCGTCATGGTGAGGGCTCATTTTGCCTTCTGGCCTGGCTTCTTGGCCGGTACTTTCAACGCATCGATCTGCTTCTGCAGATCGGCGATCTTCTGCTGATCTTCGAGCAGTCCGGCGGTGGCCAACGTAAGCTGATCAGCCTGCGCCTGGGACTGAGCATGCAGGGCCTGGATGATTGCCTGCGGGGATGGACCCTGCGATTGCGGAGCACTCTGCGCCAATGCGGGTGTTGCGAGCAGAAGAGCGACGAGGGGGAGATATTTGAACACGTGATTTCCTTACTGACAGGCGGGCACATAGAACGTGCCGCTTTGCCCGGTGATTGAGATTGGCACCCACCTCTCAGTGGTAAGGCCGGTGCAGGGTGAGTTTGTGAAGGTCTGGGCGCCTGCGCCGGTCGTGGATGAGGCGAGTGTGACCTGCCCACCCATCGTGATCGCGCCGCCGCTCGGGTTGAGTTGCAAAGAATTTGCCAGCGTCCATGTCGTTGCGACGACGGCATTCGTCCCGCCGTTTGGCATAGCAAAACTGATTGATGTCGGGGGCGAAGATGCAACGACCCCCGGGGTTGTTATGGACAGGCCGCCAGAGGCAATCGCGCTCCCACTGCAGGCGGTGACCGTCAATACCGTTCCGGTCGACTTATCTTCTAAGTTCCAGCCGACAAAGCATCCGGCGCCCCCGCTAGTTACAGTTACGCCAGAGAGCTTATAAAGGTGAGAATCCAGCGCAGCCCCCGTCGTGGTCATCTCGAAATCAGCCGACCCCACGCGAATATCGCCGCTATCATACATGCTGATGTTTCGAGATAGCCAAGAACGATCGGACCACGAAGCATCGAATAGATCCACACCCCTAACACCAACCGGCTGCTTAAGTATTGTCAAAGTCGAAGACAGGGTCTGCCTATTTACAGAAAACGCTTCACCATTTGACGAAGCCAGGGGGAATGCCTCACCAGAATCTCCTACAGAATATCCGTTCGCCCATCCTGGGGCCGCTGACGTATCCGCCTGACGAACGAGGAATGCAGCATCGAACAAACCCCCTTGCGCAGTGTCGGCAGCTGAAGATCCGACGGAGATTCCAACTTTAGTATTTGAGCTAGCCCCTGACTCAAGGTTCATGTCCACTTCATACCCGAGCATGCCTTGCTTGTAGGTAGCGCCAGAGTTCAACGTGGTTACTGTATTCAGCGCCCAAATATAGCCAGCCGGGGCCGATGATGTGCCCCCATCGTTGTATGACGATACCGCTGCTATCGTGGCGCCCACCTGGGCATTCTGAAAGCCGGTTAACCCACTGTCATAAGGTCCTATCTGCACCGACCTAATGTTGATCGCGCTTCTTGACCCCTGCGTTCCAGTGCCGCCGAAGTCTTGCTCCAGATACAGGCCAGACTCAATAGCATTCGGCCCGGTAACATTGTCTCCGTTTACTACAATTCTATTGTATCCGAGAGCAGAAGACCCGGAGTAAGACCCGGTTGCTGAAGATGTCGAATAGAGAGGCATCAACGTTGAAACGGATGGGCTGGACCCACTCCACGTAAATGTGGACCCATTTCCTAATTGGAAAACGCCAGCCTGACCTGGGGATGACAACCGAACGACTCCAGTGCCGGCGCCTATCAGTTGCAGAGTCCGATTTGTCGCAGTTCCAGCCGCTGAGATTATCGCGGTTCCGCCGGTTCCGCCTTGGAATCCCGCCCATGCGGTCGAGGTTCCGCCAGCATCCAAGAACTGCGCAATAGTCCCCGAATTCCCGGTTTTAATCGAGATAGCGGACGATCCCAGAGATGACAGGCTTAATGGAGCGTTTCCGCTACCTCCAACTCCGATAGCTCCGGCACTAATGGTTATCGGGTTTGTCGTACCAAATTGACTAGTTCCAGAAAATGCAGCGGTGGTGCCATTGACTCCACCCGTCAGCGTCCCACCCGTCAGCGGCAGAAGCCCACTCGTCTGGCTCGCCGGGATCGTGGGAAGCTGGGAGAGGGTCGCGGTGCCGGACAGGTTGCCGAACGCGGGCTGCGCAAATTGCGGAGCGCCCGCAGTAGAGACGCCGGTCTGGAATTGGTTCGTGGGGGCTGTTGCCGCCATCACGCCGCCCCGGACCGTTGCGGATGGGGGCTGCAGGTTGCCCGAAGCGTCCAGCGACGCAACGCCGCTCGGCGCGCCGACGCGGGAGGTGTCTACCTTCGTGCCGAGCACCTGGTTCAGGCCGGGGCGCCCGTAGCAGTTCGGCGAGCCAGTGTCAGCGCAAAGGATCTGTCCGGATTGGAACGGCCCCAGGGTCTGAGCCCAGGCCGAGAGGGGCACGAATACCGCTATCGCACCGAAACAAATGGCGCTAAGATGGCGGCTCACTTTTCGGAGCGCCAGATTGGCCCTGATTGTCCTGCTCATCGTCGGTCTGGTTGCCCTGTGGCTTTGGGTGAGAGCTAACCCCCTCGGCGCGTTGGGGGTCTTCCTGGCCGAAATATTTCTATTCGGCCCCGCTGCTCACCCGGGCTGGTCGTGGTCAAACCCAGACGATGAATGGCTTATAGCAGGATTTGCCGCCGTCGCACTAGCGCCAATTCTCCTGAAGGCGCTTGCAATCTACCTGCACAGTGAGCAGAACGCGCGCCGACTCATCAACCGATCGCTGCCCCGCGACGCGGAATTCAGCGAGCCGCTAGTTTCCCTGCGGTCCACCAAGGCGAGCAGCAAGCGGAACGACTGATCCGTAACCTGCCCCCGACAGAATATTCCCCATAAACCCGCTGCTCGGGTTCTGAGCATTCAGCGACCGGCGCAAAAGAGCCTCGGCAACCGGCCGGCTGTTCAGAATTGCCGACACACCGCGGCCACCGGCGATCTGCGCAGGGATGCGCGCCAGGATAGCGGCGCCCTCGGTCGGGTGGCCCATCAGCATCGCGCCAATGCCTCCTGCGCCCTCCAGAAGCTGCTCAGCACCAAGGTAGCGCTCGGCGGTGCCTGAGCTTCGCGTGGGCTTGAGGAACGTCTGCCCGATCGCCGCAAGCTCGCCGAGATCGCCGGCGCCCTGAAATGCGCGGTTCTTGAAGCTCGACTGCACGGCGCCCTGCAGCAACGCAGGAGAAAGCACGCCTCCCGAGGCTTCGGCTTTGGCCGCGAGCGGCGCCACGGTCATCATGTTCTTGTACTGCAACCGCGTCTGCTGCAGCTGCGTTGCCAGGTCGGTCTGGCCGGAAGCCGCAAGAGACCGCTCCATGGCGTCATCGAGCGCGCTGCGGATCTGCTGGGCGTAATAGGCGATATTCGGATCGCGGGAATTGCTGAGCCGGCTGAGCGGCGCGTTCTTAGCCGTGAGAGCCTGATAGCTCTGGCCGCTGATCGAGGCATTGCCATCGACTGCGCTTAGCACGTCATCGATCTGAGAGTTGATCGGGGCCTGCTCACTGGACGGCAAAACCTTCGCCGCATCGCTCTGAACGCCGATGAGATCGTTGACGAACTGATTGTCAGCATTGATCGTCGTCTTTGCCGCGATGCTGTCAAATGCCTGGCCGAGCTTGTCCTTGGCGGCCTGCATCACATCCGGAGTAAGGTGCGTGGCATCGGCTCCGAACGTGCCGCCAACTGCCCTGGTAAAGGCTTCCTGCTGCGCCTCGTTCCGCGCCGCGCCGGTATAGCCGAGGGTATCCGCCGCGCTGCTCAGGAACTTCGTGCTGGCATTGTCGCTCATCTGGGGCGCCGTCAGCGGGATTTTGTATTTGTTCATTGCAAGGTCGGCGAGGTTGGCCTGCGTCGGCGCAATCGTGCCGCCCGTCACGGCCCGGCCAACGGCTCCCGCGCCGGCCGCCAGGGTCGCAGCGATGGGTCCTAGAACGGCTCCTGTTTCAGCCCCCTGCGTAATGCCCTGGCCGACACTCTGCCCGCTTCCGCCAGATGCCAGGCCCCCAGCAGCCCCACCGGCAAGCGCGCCGGCTCCTGCCGCTTGAGCGCCCCCTGCAAGGAGGCGCCCGATCACAGGGACGGACCGCACGGCGTTGCCCGCCCCCGATAGGACCGACCCAATGCCAGTAGCATCCGCAGCTGCTCCGAGCGCCGGGCCGCCGACGGCGAGGGCCGGGGCTGTGACGGCAACATTGCCTGCGATGCGCCCGATCTGCGCGGGGGTGCTGTCACCATATTGCTGCTGGAAGTTCGCGCGCCCCGCGGCGTCCTGCTGCTCGATCTGAGTATTCATCTCTGGCGTGCGGCCAAAGCCCGTCGGGTGCCCGGCTACAGCGCTTGAAAGGGAGTTCGCCGCGGTGTCGAGCGCCTGCGCGCCGGGGATATTCTTGTCGCCCCAGGCCACCACATTATCGAGGGTGTCGCCGACATCCTTCGCCCCGCGCATGAAGCCCGATCCGAGCTGATCGAGCATCCCCGGCGGGGCGGCCGCGGCGACCGCCTTCGGCTGGGGGTTGGCGAGATCGGGGAACATCTGGCTGAAGGCCGGCGCAGTCTGCGGCGCGGCAGTTTCAGAGGACTTCGCAAGCTCAGGGAACATTTGGCTGAAGGCGGGAGAACTCGCGCTGGTCAACGGCACATCTGATGCCCCATTGGCGGCCATCTGCGCACCCGAGTTCGCCGGCGGCTGGGCGTTGCCATAGGCGCCGGCCACCTTGCCAACATAGGCTTGCGTCTCGGGGTTCTGCCAATTCGCCTGATCATAGCCACCGTTATAGGCGCGCAAGGCATCCGGCACGTTGCCGAATTTGTCGAGATTTTGGCTGAGAACTTCCGCCGTCCCCATGATGTTCTGCGCCGGGTCGGTCGGGTCGATGCCCAAAGCCTTCGCAGTCGCTGGCATGATCTGCCCGAGGCCGATCGCGCCTGCTTTAGAGACGGCGGCCGGGTTCCATGAACTTTCCGTCTGGATCACGGCCGAGATCAGCTTCGGGTCGACGTTGTATTTCTGCGCCGCCTGGTCGATGAGCGAGGAATAATCTGTCATTGCGCGGTCGGCACCGAAGGAGGTGTCCCGATCGGTACAGCTGCAGGCACAACGGCGGCTGCCGGCGCTGCGCTTGCGGTTGGCTGCGCTGCTCCGACCTGGGAGAACATCCCGGCATCAGACATCTTCTGCACATCGGCCTTGAACTGGTTCTGCTCGGCCGGCGTCATCGCCGACCAGGTAGAAGCGCGCTCCTCCGGCGTCATTTGCTGCATCTGGAAGGCCCGGGGGTCGAAATACTTCGATGTGTCGGCCACGAATTTCTGATAGCTCGCCGGGCCGTTGGCTTGCTGGTAGCTCTGCGCCGCCTGGTTCCAAGCGCCGATCGCATCCTGATTGCCGAGCAGCACATGAATGATCTGCTGGTTGCCTGGAACCGAAAGGTGCGGGTTCGGATTTGCCTGCATCGAAGCCTCAAGCTTCTCGTTCGTGCCCGCACCCATCTGCCCGGCCTGCGCCAGCGCGATCTGGTTGCCGAGCTTCGCGAAGTTTTCGGCGCTCGCAACGCCCTTGGCGTCGATGTTGGTGCCGAACGCGCGATTGATGGAGGCAACCGCGGTGCGCCATTCGACGTTGCCGGGGCCCGACGCAAAGCTCTGGAGGTCTCCCGCCATGTTCTGCAGAAGCGCCTTGTTCGCCGGCACGTTCGCAGCGTTCTGCGCGATCTCGTTGTACTGCTGCGCCGAGAATTTGCCCTCCTCCTCCATCGCCGGCTGCTGGCCGACGGGAAGGCCCATGGCGATACCGCCGCCCGGTGTTGCGTTCGCGCCCGGGGTCGGATACCGGCCATTCCCAAAGGGACCGGCCGGCTGCGCGGCGTTTACGAACTGCTGACGCGTTCCCATGATCGGCTGTCCCGTCTGGGGATCGGTGCCGATCTGGGTCGGCGCCGTCGCCTCGCTCGGCGAGAGCGTGTTGTCGGCCACCAGGGAGGGCTTGAATTGCCCCGTCAGCGGGCTCTCGGCCCCCATGACCTGCTTGCCTCCCAGATTAAGGGTCTGGATTTGCCCCGCGAGATACTGCTGGTTCTGTAGGACAGTCCCGTATTGCTTCTGCACCCAAGACTGCAGCGGCGCGCCGTCCGTCTGCGGCATCGAGGCGCTGAACTGCGCGGCCTCCTGCGGGCTGATGATGCCGTTGTTGATGGCATCGCCCAACCGCGAATAGACATCGTTGCGCGTGATGTTCTGGCCCATCGGCACCAGCGAGCCGAGTTCGGTCGCGGTATAGCTCGTGCGCTTGAGCGCCTGATCAAGCTGAATGCCCTGGATCTGAAGCTGCTGCGCCTGCCGGGCCTGCGCCGACGCGGCGACGTCTCCGGCCAGATAGGCGGCCTTCGGATTCTGCGCGACATTCGCCAGCAGGGCCTGCGTATTCAGCTGGCCGGTTTGCGGGTCGATGCTCTGCCGATAGGCCTGGCCGATCGCCTGGCGCGCGTCCAGCGTCTGCTGGTTCTGCTGATTGCCGATGAGCAGGTTCTGCAGCTGCGCATACTGGCCGAGCGTCTGCAGCGGGCTCGTTTGTGGCTGCTGAACCTGCGGGACCCTGACGTTGAGAGCAGGGAAGGCGCCCTGTGCCATGTCCTTCGATCCTTAATAGAGGCCGCCGACGGCCGGCTGCGTCATGGCGCCTGTGCCGCCCAGCAACTTCTGCAGCAGCAGAGACTGCGTGAGGCTGCTCCCGAGGCCCGAGACGCTGCTACCGATCGCGCTCAAGCCCGCGTTCTGCGCATTGGCCGCACCAACCGTTCCGCTTGCCTGCGCATTGCCCACACCCGTCACATCGCCATTCAGGCCGGCCATGGTGTTGGTCGCCGCGTTCGCATAGGTGTTGGCGGCATTCTCGCCCAGCTGCGCGCCGGACAGGAGCTGCGCGAAATTCTGGTTGTTGGTGTCGAGAGCCGATGCCTGCTGATTGATGGAGGAATTGGCGAGGCCATTATAGCCGGAGCCCTGGTTGATGTATCCGGAGCCAACGCCGAGTTCGTTTTGAGCGGAATTCTGGTAGCCGCTCGCGGACTGCAGCATCAGATTGGCCTGGTTCTGATAGGTCTGATCCGCCAGGCCGGTCGCGTAGGTGGCGGCCCCCTTAAGCGCCGCGCCGGACGACCCCAGCCCCCGCGCGGCCGCGCTGTTTTGCGTGCTCTCCAGGCCCTGCCCGAGGGTGAACTGATACCCCGGCGTGTTCTCCAGCGTCTGTTCGCTGATGCCGTTCTGCAACTGGCCATAGATGCTGTTGGCCGAGTTCACATCGCCGGTGGCAGCCTGATAGGCGCCGGTGGCGTTCCCGTAGGAGTTGGCAGCATTGCCCAGGTAGCCGGTCGCGTTGTTGAGGTAATCGGTGCCGGTCTGGTAGGTCCCGTTCTGCAGCGCCTGTTGCGTCAGCGCAGTACCCCAGACGCCTTCATTCGTGTAGGGCGTAAGCGCACCGGCAACATTGCTGAGCGTCTGAACGTCCAGGCCAGCCGCGTTGTTGTATGCAGCCGCCTGCTGAGACGCTGCGGTCTTGGCAGCCCCTGCAGCGTTGCTGGCGCCCATGGCGCCGGTGATGCCCGATACTGCCGCGCCGGCGACGCCCGCGCCGATGGCTGCGCCTGCGAGGCCCATTATGCCGTCTCCTTCAATGGCAGGGAGAACATCTCCCCGAATGGCTCAGCCCCGAGCCTGCGATAGAGCGCCCCCATCCGCGGGCCGGAGCCGCGAACGCCAGCGCGAAACAGAACCTGGTCAACGCCCTGATCACGCAGGAACGCGACCGATGCGCGCTGCAGCTTCAGGCCAAGCCCGGGCGCCAGGGGTGACGTGTAGAAGCTCGTGTGCATGCCCTCGCTCTTGCTGTCGGATTCGAGGGACGGCGCCGTGAGCGCAAGCAGGTATCCGAACATGCGGCCATTCTGCCGCGCCGTGGTGATGTGCAGAGCGCCGATGTCCTCGAGCTTCTGCAGCAGCGGCAGGTTCTTCGTGGGGCACGAATCAGGCGCCTCGCCGACGGTCACGAGATGCTCGGAAATCAGATCCTGCCCGTCCCGAAGAAGCGCCGATAGAGGCTCCTGCTGAAAGGTGAATTCCGCGGAGACAAGCGGCCGGCCCATGATCTTGGCGCGCATATGCTGCCCGGCCATCCGCGCGGCGCGTTCCATCTGCGGCATATAGACGCCGGCATACCGGATGAGAGCCGCGAAGTTGATCTGCACATTCAGGCCCCGCAAAAGTCCCCACCGGAAAGGATCATGCGGCTGTCCGAGAAGCGTTTCCGTCAGGCTGGCGCAAACGTCCTCACGATCGAGATCGGCGAAGGGAATCGACCAGGCGCCCGTGCGCCGTTCGATCTGGTCGAGCTTCGCGTCAAGCCGGTGCATCAGCCGCTCCAGAGACGGGATATCGAATGGCGCGCCGGTATTCAGCAGGCTGCCGATGACTTCCCGCGGATCACGCCGAATGGTGACGATCCGCGCCCGCGGCGCGATCTCCCGCACCAGGCGCCAGAACGGGGCGGCGGCTGTCTCAACGGTGCCAGACATGGGCATCGCGAACCAGGACCGCACATCCTCCAGGCTACGCACATGCCGGGCCTCATCATGCCCGATCGACCATCCGCCATAGCTCAAATACTGCGAGAGCCACGCTGTGCGGCTCCGCGGCAGGGCATAGATGATGAAGGGATCAAGAGGCATGAGGGTCCAGCGCTATTGCAAATTCAGCTGCTGGCTGATGCCATGGCGTGCTTATAGCACAGCGCTACTCGGCACGCCAACAGATCTGCGCGGCCGCCAGTGCGGAGCCGGAGGTGTTCTCATAGGTGTAGCTAAATCCAGATGCTGTAAAGGACGCCGGATTTGCACCAACAGACAGGACAAACGAACTCGACGAAACGAGGACGATCGTAGGCGCGGACCCCATCGGAGAGGCGAAAGTGACGCTTCCAGATCCGGTCGCTCCGGCGGCGACTGATCCAAGAGAAACAACCCCCTTTCTAGTGTTGGAGATGCTTGCCCAGAGACTGCGGATGAGTGTTGCAAAGGCTGTTGTGAGCAAGCCGGTTTTGGGATCGACGGCCGGAACGGATGATGGCGGGAGAGGTTGTAGGGCGCCGCTCATGACGTCCCCGCGTCAGCCTCAATCCAGGCACCTTGAAGCGCAATCTCGATCGGCGCCGTCCATGTCAGCCGATAGACGCGATCACGCGACAGGCCGAGCCTCCACCACGCAAAGCCCATGCCTTGCGTATTCACCATGGCCATTGTGATCGGGGACCCGAAAGTATTCCCCCGATCATCTGACCAGTCGAGCGACAGATTGTCATTAGGGTCATCGACGATACCCATGTCAGCGACAAACCGGCGATGAAAGACCCGGTTCGCATTCCCCATCATATGGGGGAATGCTCTCTGCCGCTTGATTGGAGTCCCATTGTCCGTATAGGCGCCAGGATCAAGATGGTAGAGTGTGCCATTCTCGAAATCTCCAGCGACGATAAACTGCCCATTAGGAGCGACGCAGTTCATGCGGTGGCGCTGCTCATTGCCAGACGCATCAAGAGAGCAGCGCTCATGCCATTGATCTGTGGTGAGGTCGTAAACCCACGTTTTGCTCGCCGTTGGGAATGTAAGCACATAGAAAACATGGCCAGCCTGGGAATAAGTCATGCCAATTGCGTCAGAAACCTTTCCATATTTGCTGATCGCATACTCGATTGGATAGGTGGAGATGCGTTTTGCTTGATACCCGGCGCCATGAAGTACCATGTTTCTCCCCTGGAGATCCTGAGAGAGCCAAAACACGCCGCCATCTGCTGTGGCAATCGAATAGCTCGCTACGCATCCATGATGGATGAGAACTTCCGGAACGCGCCCGAAGGGAAAATCGGCACTTCCTGCATCATACCAAAGCTCGGTCGTTTGAGCCCCTATGATCCAGATCAGTTGGTTGATCGATGCCAGGGCGACGATGTTATCCGGATAGGTGGATTTTGTCGCGATATAAAGGCTGTCGAAGGGCGTCGAATTTCCCGCGTAGTTCGATGGAGACGAATACCACTGGTTGGAATTGACCTTGTTGAACACGAGGAACGTGTCAAGAAAGACAACCTGAGTTGCACCAAAAAAAGCGGAATCACTGATCTGTGTCAGCGTGTTATCAGAGAGGGTTACATACCATCCGTTGGTCGACCCATCCACGATCACCATCACAATCCGATTGTCTTGCATGCACACGGGCCCGGAAGAAGATCCAATCGATCCGATATAGGTCATCGTCTGGGTTGTCTGGCTGATCGCGTAAACGCCAGATCCAATTACCGCGTAGTAGAAGCCAAGTCCGTTGCCAGGGACATAGATGCCCCGCACCGGGCCAGAAGCCGCCTGGGCAAATTCGGTGAGTCCCGGTGTCGGGTAATAGGTCCAGGGCGCGCTATCTTCGCCCGGAGGCGGCGGCTCTGGGATCAGGTTCATGCAAGTTTGAGCCGATGCAATCACCGATCTAGCCTGATAAGTCCCGCCCGCAAGATTGACCCTCATCAGCCAAGCCTTGAGGTGTCGAGCGTGAAGCCGTTCGGGCCTACACCGTAATTCCCAGCCCACCACCATCCGCTTCCGGAGCGCGAACCGTTAGGAAGGCCATTCGGAAGATTGAGCGCGGGAATTTGGAGATTCGCAATGCGGATCGTCTGCATGGCCGAGTTCATGGCCGCAGTCACCGTCGGGTCAGGCGGCAGGCCGAATGCTGGCCGCATCCTAGCGGCCAGAGACCACACGAGCGCCTCCACATATTCAGGCGGCATCAGGAGGTCATCGGTCAGGCTCGTGAACTGCTGAAGCGCTTCCTTGGTAAGGATATGCAGCTCAAACTGGTCCGACGGAATCGGATAGAAATAAATGCTCCCGTTGGGGAAGGACGCATCATAGAACACGGCGCCAGGGAATGTCTGCAACCCCTTGAGGCCGATCTGAGCATATTCCTCCCGGCTCTGGATCATGTATAGCGGGTAATCAATATTGAGCACGCCCGGCTGCACAGTCCCGAAAGGCACCGGGCCAATGCCGTCTGGGCCACCAATCGCGGAAACACCGATCGTGAACCCGCGTAAATTGGTCGAGGTAGTGATTAGGCGCGCATAGGCGCCCTCGATCTGGTCAGGGCGCGCGATGTTGAAGCTCGCGCCAGGCCCGACGCCGTAATTCAGCGCTCCGGTAGACTGGATGGCCGTGTCAACGAGATGCCACACCATCCACCGCTTGCGCTGCCATTGCGCCAGCAGCGACTGCAGCCAGAACAGCCCGTCAGCGAGATCGGCGCTGCTGGGGGTCTGCCCCAGAGCGCCGACACCGTTCGCCTTCAGAGCCTGCGTGACGATATCCTGAGCTGTCGTCACCCTCGCAGCCTCAGTTCAGGCCGGGTTCGGGATATCCGGTCGCCCGCGATTCCTCGGCCTGAGCCGAGTTGCGAGCGACAGGGCCATTCGCCCGATGCGCGTCCAGAAGCTGACGCATGTTCTCAAGACGAGCCATTTCGGCCTCCAGGCCCGTGCGAGCGCGATCGGAATCAAAAGCGCTCTGGAAGCGCCAGTCTCCCTCGTCGCCGCCGGCCTTGTGATACTCGTTCGGGTTGGCAAACTCCCCGCGCCCATGCACGGGATGAAAGCGGACGATCGGATAGCCGTCGAAGTTCTCCGGGGCTGCCTCAGCCGCCGGCGCGGGTTCCACAGCTGGCTCGGCCTGGACGACGGGGAGTGTTTCATCGGTCATTGCTCATCTCCCGTCTTGCCTGCTTTGCGTGCCTTGGCGTCGCTCGGCGCGGGCTCGCCCTTGAGGGCAGCTGCGGTGTTCGCCATGTGGCTTTCGCGCCAGGCGTCAAACTGCTCGTTCACTGTGCGGTGCTCGTCCGGCGAGTAGACGGTGCAGGTCTTGAAGCCGTTCGGGTGGAACAGCTCACGCGGATAGCCGAAGGATTGGTTGCTCATTTGCTGGTTCCTCGATCGAAAGAACTCCGCCCCTCACCGAGAGGCAGAGTTTCAGGGATGGATCAAACGGCGTCCGCGACGGCCACCACCCATTCCGGACGGAGCAACGCATAGCCAAAGAGGATGTCCAGGCGGGTGCCGAGAATGTCGTTGATCGGGTCGTAGGTGGTGATCATGCGCATGGATATGCCTTCGAAATTCTCACGAGCGCAGTCGACAACGCCCTTGCTGATGAACGGCAGATCGACCGTCGCCAGCGTGAACGCCTCGGGCACGTAGACGAGGTTCTTGCGGTAGACCTCGCTCGCCTTGTTCGCCAGCGTGACTGCGGCGCCGCTCGCGGGCGACACGTCCACGGTCTGGTACTGGACCTGTGCGCCGGCGTTGGACGGGATCAGGGCCGGGTAGATCGGAATCGAGGTTGCACCGCTGGCAACGTTGGCCGTCACCGTGAATAGCATCGGCGTGCCGGTGGAAACCTTGGTCACGCGGTTGACCTGGTTGACGCCAGCAACGGAGATGATGTCGCCGCGGTTCAGCGTGCCCGTGATGGCGCCGACGGGAAGGGTCGAACCGACATAGCCGGCCGCACTGAGAGCGCCCGCGGAGAAGGTGCCCGTCGTGTGCTTGATAATCGTCTGGTCGGTGTACCAGTCGAGGCCGAGGAACTCCTTATTCATCATGCCCGAGGTGGACTGCTCGGAGATGCGGACCTGTGGGTTGTAGAAGCCGGACAGGCCGCTGACGGTGCGGGCATTCGAGAGATTGTCGATCATGGCGATGCGCTGGCCGTCGCCGCGGGGCGCCGAGTTGGCATCGAGGATCGCGCCGGCCTGCAACCAGGTCGAGGCGCTCGGCGTGATGGTGTTATTGGAGCCATCCACGTTATGAACGAAGTTGGCAACCGGGCCTTGACCGGTCCCGCCGTCCACCATGCTCATTACCGCGGCCGCGACGGAGCCAGCCAGGTTGTTCACGGCCGGCTTGATGTAGCGCTGGCTGAACTTGTCGATGCTCAGGGCCATATCGGCGGAGGAGAAGGACATGTCCACGCCAAGCTGCGTGCTGATGACCAGGGTGGTGTAGGTTTCCGTCGTGTTCTGGTAGGCCGCCGTCGGGCCGGTGCGCACCGTATAGTCCACGGGCTTGCGGATGTTCAGCGACGCGCCAATTTTCGCGCCTTCACGGGCGAACTGATCGGAATATTCGGTGTTGATGGTCTTGAGGAAGCTGTTGCTGTTCCGGAAGAGACGGAGGGTCTCTTTCGTGATCATGCCAATGGTAAGTAGCGTATTCGCCACGGAAGTGCTCCTGTCGGGCGCTTCGAGAGCGCCAATTCGAACGAGAATTGGCCTCACCCATCAGGGGTCTTGGCCGAAAACTCGGACGCGACAGGAGAAAATCGCTAGCTACAGTCTGCCCGTTTACGCACGGCACGCTTCAGAGCTGAATCCCCGGCTCAGGCGGGCTTAGACCGAAGCTTCGCATACTGCTCCATCGAAATATTCGGGTCGTAGATGTTTCCGGCTTGCGTCGGAGACGGACGACCCCCAACGGGGCGAGTAGGCGGTGGTGCGCGGGATACTGTGGGAGCTACAGGCGGGGAACCTTGGGGTTCTTGACCTCCCGGAGGAGGTGCGGCAGCCGCCAGACTGCCTGCGAGTTGAGCCAAGGCCACTGCTTGCTGCATGCCCGACAGATTGTTGAGCATGAAATGAGCTTGGTCCAGATTTGACCCAAGCGTATACAGCACATCCGGACCGTTGGGAAGCGTCAAAACGGCCTTGACGAATTCCGGATGCGCATCGAGGCCGCCGATGTCGTTGAAGGCGGCTATCTTGTCGCCCCAATCCTGATAGGCAGACGCCCCCTTCGCCGCGAACGATCGCAGCTCGGTCTCCATCGTCTGCTGCTGGGCCTGGGCTTGCGCAATCTCCGCAGCGCGGGCCTCCAGCTGCGCCGGCGTATAGACCATCGGAGCATTCTCGGGCTTCTGCTCCGGGGCGGCCGGCGGCGGGGCGTTCTCCTGGGCATTCGGCTGCTGCCCCTGGCGCTGATACGCTGCCTCCATAACCCGGATGCGTTCTTCGCGCGCCGCCAGCTCCTTCTTGAGATCGGAGTTGACCCGGGTCATGACCCGAATGCGCTCCATCTCCCACTTCGGGTATTTCTGGCCCGGTGGCGGCTCGGGAACAGCGGCCTCGGGCGGAAGCTCTGGCGTCTCCGGCGCGGGAGCAGCGGCCGGCGCGGCACGGTCGGCCGGATCAGTCGACTGCGGGCCGGAAAAGTCCGACGGGTCGACGGCGACGGGGTTGGCTTCGAAGGTGTCGCTCATTTCGCAGGCCCTTTGATCTCAGAGAGTTTTGCCAAAAGGGCCTGTTCAGCCGCTTTCAGGGCAAAGCGATATTCGGATAGCGCCTTCACCTGCAGCTGCATGCGGTCAACATCCGGCTGCTCAACTTTTCTGAATCCATCGAAGACCGGATCATAAAAATAGGGCAAACCAGCCGCTTGGAGTTCGCGCAGCGGCTTGGTGGGGGCTGCGAGATCGCTCGCGTATTCATCCGTCGAAAACGCTTGTCCTGTCTGGCTCACGGGGAAACTCCTTGGGGATTGGCATCAGGCGCCACGGGAGGAGGCGCAGGCGGGGTGTTTGGGTGCGGCAAAACGGCAGTGACGGGGGAGGCGTCACCGCCGTACTGATCGCGCAAGGCTTCGAGCACCACCTGGCGGATCAGCGGCTTGAACATGTCCGGATCGATATCGTGCAGGCTGGTGATGCGATCGGTCTCGGCGCGGTATTTCTCGGTGTCGTTCTTGTCGTCCTTGTCGTCGAGCTTGCGCTTCATGTCGGCGACAGCCTGGTTTGCGCCGACAAGGGCGCCATGCAGTTGCTGGACCTGCTGTTGCGCCTGCACAAGCTCAGGCGGCGGGCCGCCGGTCGCTTGCGGGGGCAGCATCGCCCGGGCGCGCTCGGCTGCTTCGTCGGCCATGGGGAAGTCGGCGCTCTTGAAGAACAGGTCCATGTAGAGCGCGCCCGATGGCGTCGAGACGATCTGCTGGAAGGCGTTGAACGCCTCCTCGCGCCGCGTCGCGTAGCCAGGCCCCATCTCAGCCTCAACTGCATAGCGCCCGATCAGCGGGTTAAAGATGATCTGCTCAACCGGCGGCGGGGGTGGACCTTGGCCCGGCTGCGGAGGGGCTGCGGGCGCTCCGGGCTGCGTTTGGTGCGCCTGCTCTGCAGCAGGGTCCAGATGCACATCGGAGATTGTGCCATCCTCGGCCATGATCTGAATGACGCGCTTGGTGTCGTAGACCTTGGGGATGAGGTCGATAAGGATGCGGCCGGTATAGGCGATGGCGACGCCCAGGTTATCGATGTAGTGATAGGTCGCCTTGTCGCCCTGACGCTGGCGCTCCTGAATGGCAATGCCGGACCGCTCATTGCCCTGCTGGCCGAACTCGTTCTGATACTGGCCACTCGCCATCATCATCTGCACCTCGGCCGTCTGCATGCCGTCGATGTAGACGGGCGATGTCTGCGGCGGGGCCGGGCGCTGCGGCGGTTCGCCGGTCTTCTGGCCGCTGTCGTCAGTCTCGTTGTAGGGCAGATAGGCGTGGTTGGTGGTGTTCGCCGTCTCCCAATAGGTCTCCAGCCCCTCGATCGACTTCATGCCGACGATCCAAGGCACCTTCGTCTGGAGAGCCCCGAACTCGACGGCGGCCGAGGCATAGTAGTTGTACATGCGCTGCGCGTCCTTGAGGGAGCGCGTGTGGCCGCGGCGGTTGAGCTTGCCGTCGACGACGAACTCCTCACCGATCAGCGTCACGATCGGGATCGTGTTGTAAGCTGTGTCCTGGCTGTCCACGATCTCATCGCCGACGCGCATATACCAGCGCACGACGATATTTTCGTGCGGTCGGGACGGGAATCCCTTCTCCTTCAACGCCTCGGGCAAGCCATCGATCATCTGGCTCTCGCGCAGCGTGCCGCCTGGATGGCCTTGACCCAGGAAGTCTTGCGGCACAGCCCATAGCGTGTCCGTCATCGCGTGCCGCTCGTAGTATTCCGCGATCCGCACGGTGTCCTTCGACCGCCAATCGTTGCCCCGACCGGCGCTGTTCTCCATCGACTGCGCGCCGGCGAGGTCCTTGTATTCCGGAAACTCGGCCTCGAACTCCTCGCGCGGGAGATCGCGGAAGACGAAGCACCACCGCGCATCGCTCTTATCAATCTCCTGCGCATCCGGGTCCATGTAGACCGAGAACGGGTCGATGATCCGGCGGATGAAGATCTCCTGCTCAAAGCTGTCGTCGTTCGGGTATTCGGTCACGATCCGCCAATATCCGACGCCGCTCTCGACCTGGTGTCGCGTGGCATCGACATAGACCGCGCTGGCCTTCGACTTGTATTCGATGTGCCTGATCACGCCCTCGAACACCTGGGCCGCTTCAGCCATCGCGCCAAAGCCGGTCGCGTGGACCTTCACGCTCGGCTTGTTCTCGCGGCTGTCGTTGATGATCAGCAGGTTGTGCTGCCTGACTTTGTTTATCACGAGGCAAGGCCGCGGCGCGCCGCCCTGCGGGTTGCGCGCCTTCTGCACATCGCCCGGCCACTGCCACTCGGGGTGGTCAGGATCAGCGTTCGCGAACCGCTTGTCCTCTTTCTCCAGCTCGCGCGTCGTGCTTTCCCACTCCCGCGCGCGCGTGAAGCGCTGATCCATGCGCTGGATCACGGCGTCCTTGTCGCTGCCCTTCGGCGTCGTCTTGGTGGTGTCGCTCACGACTTCTCTCCTACGGTGCGACGCAGCAGGATCAGCGCGTCGTTGAGTTTCTGCATCAAGCCGGGCGCCGATGGGTCGGCAATCAGAAGCTCCAGCGCGTCGAGGGCAGCCTTTGCCGCAATGCGCAGCTGCAGCTCGTTACGAACGTTGCTCATCCCGCCATCCACCCGTTGCCGCCAGCCATAGCCATTGGCCGGCGAGTTTTCGTCTCTTTCTTCGGCGCCTTGTCGCGCAGCCCTATCGCCAGGTAGCGAAGGGCGTCTGCAAAATCGGATGTCCAATCGTGAAGCGGGGCATTCCTGAAGACCTTGTTCACGTCGTCCCAGGACTTCCGATATTGCTTCAGAGCATCAATACCGAGCTGCGTCCGATCCTTGTCAAACATACAACGCGGCAACAAATTTCGTACAGCCGAGATTCCATCATCAACGCCAAGCCGGGGCAGAACTCGGACGTTCTTCATGCCAAGGCGACGCATGACATCGATCCGGCGCTCGCCAGTTCCTACTTCCCCATTTTCGGCATCGTGGGGAACGAGATGCTCGGTATAGGCGTATGGCTTCTTGTTCAGCTCTGACACGTAATGAGGGATGCCTTGCCCCGATCCCGAGATAAGGTCGATGACCCGCACGGAGCCGGCAATCTGCTGCACCATCCAGATCACCATGCTGTCGCCGTATCCGAGGTCCCAGGCCGTCCATACTGGATGGCCGAGGACGTGAGGGACGGTCGTGATCCGTCCCTCGTCCTGGGCGGCTGCCATCAGCTTGCCGTAGTAGGACCCGCGAATGGCGGCGGCGAATGAGACCTCGTATTCCTGCTCAAAGAGCGCCTCGCCGTCCTCCGGGTTTTCTCGGATGTATTCGAGCTTTTCCTGCGCGAGCTGCTCGGGCGTGAAAATGTTGGTGTCATAGGCCGACAACTTTTCGGCAAACCAATTCGGGTCTTCGATTGCGGCTTCGTACATCCGGGAGGCGTGATTGTTGCCTCGGGGCGTCGTTATGAACATCGCCCAGCCGCTATTCTCCAGCAGGATCGGGCGAAGGATTCCCCAGGAGGTCGGATTGGCCAGGGCATATTCGGAGAAGACGATACCCACGGGGGCAGCGCCAACTAGGCTGTTGAAGTTGTCCGATCCAACGACCTGCCATGTCGATCCGTTCTTGAACCGGATGAACATTTCGTTGTTGTGTGTGGCGCTCCTCAGCTCCTTCGGAAAAGCCTCATCAATGCGCCGGCGGCCGGTATGGGGATTCACTGCATCCCAGATCGCCTTGCGGGCCTGAGCCGCCTCGGGGAGCATGTGCCAATAGTTTCCGACCCTCTCGAACGCAGAGACAGCCGCGCGATGAAGCGCCACGTCATCTTTGCCGGCGCGCCTGTGCCAGATCAGGATCGACCGGAGCCCGCCATTGTCCATGAAGGACCAGGCGCGACGCTGATGCGCGCGTGGCGTCCAGCCTGAAGCAGGGATCTCAATCTGAGCCATCGGATCCCATCTTGCGGAGCACGACCTGCAGCGGGGCATCAGCTACGCCACCGAGGTCCACGCGGTCGCCGTAGCGCTTAGGAGCAAGCTTCGACGCGTGCCATTTGCGCTGGTCAAGGCGAAGTCGGGACCGGGCGACCGCTTCGCCGTTCACCTGCCAGCCGATCGACTCCCCATCCTTCCCGAATTTCTCCATCCAATCGTTGCTGCCATCATCAGCAATCGCCTTGGTCTCATCGGCGTAGGTGTCGGCCTGGACATCTCGCGCGTGCGCGTATTGGTTGCGGAAAGCCTCGCTCGACTGCAACCACCGGTATACGGTCACGCGGTCCGGCATCTCCTCCTCGGCGCAGATCTCGCGGAGGCTCTCTCCGTCCATGAGCCGAACGCAGATGGCGTCTGCGACCTCCTGGGTAAACGACGACGGGCGCCCCATCACATCCCCCACCACCGCGCGAGCGCCACCCCGATCATCATGCCCAGACCGGCTGCGGAGGCCGTGAGAGGCAGCACGTAGCTTGTCGGCCGCTCCTCGGCCTTGAACCGGCCGCGGGCATCTCTGGCACGCTCCTTCGCGCGCTTGCGGCTCTCCTCGCGGGCCTTGGTGCGAGCGATGACGCGGTGCAGCTCCACTGCGGGAGGCACTGGCATCGCCACGACCTCATCCGCGCTGTTGGCGATCATCTGGGCCAGCGCAGCCTCCTGCGGGTCTGTGATTGGCTTCAGGGTGAGCGTCATGCGGCGATCTCCTGGGGATGGGGGTTCACTCGGCGGCCTGGGCGTAGGAATCCAGGCCGAGCTTGGCCCGGAGGAACCGAGCGCGATAAGCCGCGGCGTCGCGCTGGAGTTGTGGATAGCGGCTGTCTCCGGCGACCTTCTCGTACTCGGCGAGAAGCTGCCGATCGGCGAGATAGCGCGGCGTTGGCTTGGTGGCCTCGTCCTTCTGCGCTGACGACTTCCCGTAGCTCGTCGATGCCTTGAACGCCTGCAGCATCTCGGAAACGGCCTGACGCTCGATCTCGGTGGGCTCGCGCTGTTCGCCGGCCGCGGGGCCAGGAAGCGCAGGATACTCGCTGGCGAGCCTCTGGGGGGCGGGTCGGTTGTCTCGCCACCATGCGGCCAACGGCCTTCGAACCTCGTCGTAGCTCGGGATCGCCATCTTGCGCGGCGACGTGACAACGGCCTCGAGGCTCTCGCGGGTGAACACCTCGAGCGGCAGATCATCGAACCATGGCAGGTAGGGCGCCAGTCCGGCCTGGGCGCGCTTCACGTCCGACGGGTAGGTGAGCGCCGCAAGCGCCAGGAACCATTCGGCCTTGGTCATCAGTTGAAAATCCTCAACAAATTGCTGGCGGGTTCGGCAGTTCGGGCCATGCGCTCGGCCCTGACCATCGCTTCCAGCGGGCCTTCTGCCGCCTGCGGTCTCCGGCGATCAGCGTCCTCCCGGCACCAGTTTCGCCAGGTGGCCGTCCAATCGAGCTTCACCCCGCCCTGACCGGGCTTCGCGTGCCAAAAGTCCCGGAATTTTGCCGCGACCTGATCCGCGATCAGGCCGAGACCCTCGGCAAACGCCACCTCGGTCTCGCTCGGGCACCAGTCCGTTGGCAGCCGAGAACCGACCTTGCGCGCTGCTTGGGGGGCCTCCCGAAGGGAGGGGGTTCTTTCTTCTCTACTGTCTTGTCTTGTCTTGTCTTGTCTTGTGGATCCTGTGACAATCTCTGTCACAGACTCTGTCGCATGCGCAGTTACAGGCTCTGTCACAGACGTTGTGACAGTCTCTGTGACAGGACTGCCACTGTTGCCTGTCGTCTTACTGGCAAGGCGATCTGCCTTCGCCTGTCGCGCCGCCTCAGTGCGCTGCCTTTGGGCAAGCTTGCGCTCCCAGGACTCGTTTGCCTTTTCTGCAACGGTGGGGTGATAAAGGCGCCCGTCCGAGCATTTCACCCACGATTTCAGAACCTCATCGCGTATCTTCTTCCACCCGGCTCCCGCCATCGAAAGGTGAGCGAGCATCCGATCGTTATCCGGCAAGGATGCGGCCGGCACCTGCTGCCACGCTTCGCACCACAGGGTGACAGCCGCGCACTTCTCCTCGGCTGAGCCCAAAACCCAGGTCTCGCTGGTCAGCATCCGGCGCACGTCGAGCGGCATCCACGGGTAGTCTCGCAGATCACAGTCCGGCGGCGTCATAGGCTCTGGGAGATCAGCCATTGCCCGGCACCCACCCGCTGAACTTTCCATCATCGCTCATCAGGATTATCCGATCATCCCAGAGGATCTTGAAGTCTCCAAGCTTCGGATCGTTTCCCATCACAACGGGAATGACTATAGCGGCTCGGCCCGACAGCAATTGCTCGAGCACGCGACACTGGCGGACCAGCGCGCCAGCCGAACCAATGCTCGGTTTGATTTCGTAGATGCGCCATGCATTCTTTCCGCCTTCGAACGTCGCACGCTCGGCGATATCGGCGAATGCCACAATGCGTCCGGCCGAAACCTCTATGGGCTGCTCTGCTAGGATATCGACATCGCGGGGCTTCTCATCTCCGTCCCAAGCTATCGGATTATCGCGCAGACGAAGCATAAGACGGGCCTGCATATTGTCATGACCGGCATCGCGAGCGCGCCCGGTTTCGTACGCTTCAGATGGCGTCACGCTGCAACTCCTATTAGCTTGATGCCGGCCACGACGCATAGAAGTGCGCAGGCATCGGCTGCATGTTCTGTCTCAGGACGGAAGCCCCTGGCGATCACCGCGGGGATGACTTCCTTGTCCTTGGCCTTCGAATTTCCGGTGAGAGCCTTGCGCACTTCATTGGCCCGGCGCTCGCAACGTGGGACATCATGTGTCCAGGCAACCATATGCGAGATGCCGCAAAGCCACTCAGTGAGGCTCGCGTTGTGATCTCTGCCGCGGCTAGAGAAATGGCACTCGATGGCCAGGAACACCGGCCGGTCGTATTTCAGCTGAGCGTCAATCCAGTCATGGAAGTGCGCCGCGGCCTGGCCATGATCAGAGAACACGGACAGGTCCACGACGCCGCTGCGGCCGTCAGAGCGGGCCCATCCCGTTCGAAGTCCAGGGTCAAGAGCTAGGATCATCCCTTAGCTCCAGGCAATAAAAAGCCCCGGCGGCGCATCAGCAGCCTGCCGGGGAGTCTGCCACGGGCGGAAACGATCCCGCGGGGTTCCATTATTTCTGCCTCCGCAGCTTTTCCCACTGCGTGCCGCACCAGACATTCCACTTGACCCACCAGAGGCCAGGGAGGGCGATTGCGCTGTGAAAACCCTGCATCTTGGAGACAAACCAATTCATCCAATCTCTCCGCGCGCCATCGCTTTGAGGCGCGCCATTTCCGCGTCGACGACGGCGCTTTTTGCCATTAGGTTAAGAAGGGCAGCGCCCTGCGGTGCATTGGCCCCGTCGAGCCAGTTCTGCGCCGTGCGGTGCGACACGCCCGCCAGCTTTCCAAGAACCTTCGCGGCGTTGCGCAGCGGTCCATACTCGCGCTGCAACGCCTCCCGGACGCTCTCGGCATAAATGGCTGCGGTCACCATTGACGAATCTCCGCGAAACTTTCGCGTATCATTTGCCCTACTTTTTCGCATTTGCTCTCTCTACCTTTGGTTGCAGAGAGAGCGAGGAACGGCACGCTGATGAACGGAAAGGAGGA